ATTAGATGGATTAAATTGAAGTCCTAAATACTGTTGATGTACTTCTTTGAATAATTGAGCGCCATATTTACTTTTTGGATTTTCGAACATAGGATTTGCTTTTTCCCATAAATCTGGTTTATCTATTTCTTCTTTATCATCAATTTTACAGATGAAAGGGAATAATCTATCTTCAGGATTTATACCTTTTAATACGTTGTCTGCTCTTTCTTTTAATCTATCTAAGAAACCTTCTCTTACATATCCGTCAGTACCGATGTAGAAAGTACGTGGATGTGCAACCTTACCTAGTCCACTTCGTTTGATGTTAATGATTGTATCTTTTACGTAAGCATGGACTTCGTCAAAGAAAATACAACCTTCACGAGCGCCATCTTTTGTTTTCTCATTAGATGTATCGAATAAAAATTGAGATTTAGTGCTTGTTCCTTCTACATAAACCTTACTTAAATAAAAAGGGTTATTAGGTCGTTCACCTGTAATATATAAGTTGTTACTTTCTATCATTTCATAGATTTCTCTGAAGCTTACTCGTGCTTGTTTCTCACTATTAGCTACTACTGACATATTGTATTTAGGAATACCATGTAATGGTGTCATAAAGAACGCTGCTAACGTACTAATGTAGCCATTTTTACCACCGCCACGAGCCATCGATATAAAGAATTCTGAGAAATAAGGCGTTTTGGTATCTTTCTCATATAAGAATACAAAACATGAAATAAATTTTTGAAAGTCTTGTAGTTTAAAAAACCATTTCTCACTAAACTTGATGTAATCTTCTATTTTTTGATCATCAAAATAAAGGTCATCACGTTGCAAGATATTATCTTCTAAAAAAGAAACAAGTCTAACGCGCTCTTTATTAAAAATAACGTTGCCTGATTTGTATTTTTCTATATAGTCTGTAACATACTTAGGTATCTTCATGTTAAATCAGGTCCTTTCGCTTGTTCTTGCTTGCGTCTTTCTTCGGCTTTTCTTTCTAAGTGGAATGATTTCTCAAGTGCTAGCAACGATCCATTCACTTTATTCTTTTCTGCAATAGCTGGGTTAGGTTTAACATATTCTTGCGATGCATTTTTAACTACTGTTATAGGTCCAGATTGTTCAATATAAATGTCCAAAGCATAAAATAACTTTAATAAGTTAATATATCGTTCTACTTTTTCTACTTCTATGTCATTATCTGCATCTATCTGCTGCAATAAGTAATCTTCAGAAGCATTGATTCGCTTAATTTGGTTAGAAGTTAATTTGTCTTTAAGATATTTATCTTTTTTCAACCCCCTCCCCCCTTTACATATTTTTTATTTATTTGTTTTTTTAATTTGTCAAGCCCCCTTACGTGTCTTTTTGAAAGATAAATCCGCGGAGTTGACCCAAGCGCCGGTTTCCGCGAAGCCTTTCATCAAGCGATTTATTCAGACGGGGGGATTTACCATTGTTCATCATTGAATTTGTTTTTACGGTTATTCGGATTATGTTCAAATCTTCCATGACGTTTGTTGTGATGGAATTTACATAACGTTCTTAGATTAGAAAGTTCATATGCTAAATCTGGTCTTATTTCTAACTCTTTAATATGGTCAACTTCTAGTGATTGTTTCTGATTAATCGTCAATCTACCTTCTGCATTACACATGACACATTCAAAATGATCGCGTGCTAATACCTTCAGTCTTGTTTTACGCCACTTTGCATTAGAGTAGAAACCTTTATTCTTTGTACGTTGTTCTATATAATCTGCATATGCTTTACTCATCTTCATTAACTCCAAACAAAAAGACACACCACCTATGTGATGTGCCTTCGAGTATTTATTCAATTCGTATAGCTATATTATAAAGTTATATATATCATTAATGCACATTACTTTCGATGTCTTCTATCTCTTCGATGTCTTCTCTTTATCGTAGTGTCCTTGTTGTGCATCCATGTACACATTAACTATCTCATTGATACATGCATAGAACTTAGAGTCACTATTGATTTCCATTAAGTCTTTGATAGTCTTGTGCTGCATGTTTAATTTAAGCATTTGTAATATGTGATAGTTTCTATCATCTGTTATATATTCTTCATACTTATCAATGAACTCTATCTTATTAAGTATCTTTACATTACGTCGATACTCTCTATTTCTATTAAGTACTTTAACTAATACCTTATCACCTACGCCACCTTTAGCTTTAGGCATTACAGACTCGATACCATATTGTGCAATAGATGTACTGTCTGCGTCATAGACTTGCGACTCTATAATATTACGCATCCACTTATAATCATTGATCATTCCTTTTACTTCATCTCGTGTGTACAAGTGATTACCTCCATTATTTATTGTTGGTCGTAAGGTGTACGTTCCACTTTGATAATTTCTAAAGCTTGTTCTTCCGTAAAACCTTGTTGTCTTAAACTTGTTAACCTCTCACGTTGATATTCAGATTTCAATCTGGCCACTTCAAGTATTAAAGGGAAAGTCGATTTCAATTCATATATTTGGTTTTTAATATTAACATCTTCTTTTTTACTACCGTCCATATTAAATATATTATCCATTACGCTACCTCCATTACTTAAACTGTTTCTTTGCTCTTTGTATTTCAAACTCCACATCTTCTATATCACAATCTCTCACGTACTTAGTAAACAGATACACATTCGTATATCTCTGTGCATCTAATTCCTGACGTAACACTGTATTGTTACCTATCGCAATGAGTAGCAGTACGCCGAGTATAATAGTTAATGCTATCCACATATGCTATAACTCCTTTACATAAGTATTAAGTGCCATAACTTTAAAATCATATTTAATTGCTTCGTCGTTAGCTTCTTTATGTGTACTATATTTCTTTGCTTTTAAAATATCGTCAGTAGTTTCCATTACTTTTTCTGATAATGCATGTTCCGAAAATACTGTTAGTATGTCTTGGAAGTATCTACCACTTTTACCTTTTAGTACAAATGATTGTTTGATTGGTATTGATCCGTTTTCTTTTTGTTTATCTAACCAACTAGATGCGTCTATTTTATGTCTTTCGCCAAACTTACGTTTTGTTTTATCTATTGATAGTTCTTGAGTTATTGGTCCTTCAAGTTTTAAATTATTTAATAAATTATTTTCATCTTTTTTTAATTCCTCTTCTTGATAACGTTGAATTTCTTCTCTAGATTGATTTAATTCTCTTTCAGTCTTTATCCATTTGTATAATGTGTATGCCCACATAAGAAATAAAATGATTACAGGTAGCCAATATACTAAAAGCACTACTCACTCACCTCTGCTTTAATTCTGTTTAAATCGAATTGATCAGTTTCTAATGCATAATCATTTAGCGCAGTATCAACTTCATCAGGTTTGTATTTAATATATTCATACATTTTAATAAGTGAGTTATATATAACGATTGCTGCTATTGCAGTTAAGAATGTTTCAATGTATTTGTTCATAATATATCGTTTCCTTTCAATGTATTTTGATATACTTAAATTACTTTTTATAGAAAGTGAGGTGACATTTAATGACAGGAAATGCAGTTAAAGACGCTATTGTTAAATCTTTACAAGATGGTTACGTAACAAGAATAGCTACAGTTGATGGTGAAAAATACAAAATCGATAACTACAGTGAAATAAATGATGATTTTTGTATAATAATGGATAACAATAAGATTTTTACTATTGATACAAAAAGTATTGTTTCTATCACTCAAAGTAATGTTCCAAGCCATTCAGGTATTAAGAAAGCATAAGCTGAATTCTATTAAAATATTAGAGGGCTTTAATGCCCTCATTTTATTTTCCTAATACTTCCCTAACCTTCTCTAAAATGTCCTTACTCTTTAAGGTCTGCTTCTTTGACGAATGTGCCATTACGCATTTCACCTTTTCTATCTTTTATCTCGTCATATGCATACTGCAAACACTCCTCTAACGTCATATCATGTTGTTGTGCCAATATAATTAATGTAACGACTGTATCACCTATACCGTCTGTTAATGCGTCCATTTGTCCACGAGATAATGCAGCAGCTACTTCGCCCGCTTCTTCATAGAATTTAAGTGCTTGTCTATCTGGATTACCATTGTGTAAGTTTTTATCTACGCTCCATGTTTCAACTTGTTTTACTAATTGATCTAATGTGTTAGTCATTTATTTGTCCTCCATTAATAATTTCTAATACTTGTTCTACTGAAAGATATCCGATTGGTTCACTTATAAGATGATTTATTCCATTGATTTGTTTACATTTTGCAAGTTCATATAAGTCTTCTGTATATCCATAAGAAAATTGATGTTTCACTACACTGAAATAATTATCTGTATCATCTTCTTTAAATAGATATTGCATTCCATCATAAAGTCTTTGATGTCTAATGAAGTTCTTATTAGATAGAAACTTATTTTCTACTACTTCCATCCTTTAAACACTTCCTATTTATAATTTTATTTTCTTTAGGCACTCGCATTGTTACATGTACATTTGTCATGTGAATAACAAAACCTTCTACACCCATTGCAGCTAATTCTTTTTCAACTTGTGTAGGTGTTTTACCTTTACATGGATATTTATAATTTTGTTTAATTGTGTCACTTAGCAACATGTCATCACCTCATAATCTTTAGCCCATATATAAGTTAAGCCATCTTCTTCTAAACGCTTATTACATTTACGAGCAATCACACTACGATCTTGATATAAGTAGTTTTGAGCTTCAGTCGTACTCGTGAATTCTTCAACAATGCCTGGATAACTGAGACTGTATTCAGATGCAGCAAATCTAATCTTCTGACCTACTTTTAAACCTTCTACTTTCAAATTTATTTAGCCTCCAGTATATTGAATATATTTAATTGTTCCGCTTCGACTTTCTTAATTACTTTGTATTGGCCAACAAAGAAACCTTCCCATCCAATTGTTTGGCCATCTTTGTTAGTAAGACGATAAATATCAATGTTTCCACTCACATGCTTT